AGTAGAGAAGGTTCTGAATAGAAATATTCTACAGATGCTCCATTAGCACCGCTGATCAGCACAGACTTAGAACCAAAATCAAATTCAGGATTCTGAAAGAGAGAGATGGTTCCAAGAAACTTGTTTAGATCGTAGATTGCAAACTGCGTATCAAACTCTTCATCAATAGCAGCCTCTGCCATGATGTTGCGAGCAGGAGACACAGTTGTGAGCCTGTTGCCAGGATCAACAAGGATGCTGCTGCGGATGGCAGCAAAGTTCTTCAGGATGTCTAGAGTCTTCTTTGAGATTTTCATGTTTTGTGCTACAGTCATTCATCCTCCATATCGTCAAAAGCCTCTTCAATGTCCTCTAGTTTACCACCACGGACAATATCATTCAAGTTCTGTTTCTGTTCATGACGCTTATTCTTGTCGTAGGGCTTTTGATGATTTGCCTTAGCCCAACGATTGTATTCTCTGCGTTCAGCCTTTTCCTGATCTCGTCCTCTGCTCATATTAGAACTCCGTGATATTCTCCAAGTGTTGTGTTAGTCGATTCTTAACCATATAGTCTAAAAGTGAACTTGTTTTCTTCGTTGTTGTTTTGTTAAACTCATCCATGATCTTTTCAGACCATTCGTTTGGAATCTGAAAAAGATTCAATACTGTGTTGTTTTGCCCATATCTTGGGTTGATCTTATTGTAGTCTTCTCCCTTTGCTCCTGCTTCAGTTGCGGCTTGAATAATCTCATCAAGACGCTTCTTTGTCATCGGCTTCTGTCTCTTACCATCAGTAATGAGACAATCTTCTTCTGATAGGACATTCGGAACTCCGTCACCCGAATCTCCGCGAATCACAAGTTCAGTAAGAGCCTGAACAGGATTTTCAGACTTCACGAACTCTTTCTTGATGGGCGACCATTGTTCGATATATTCTCTGCCCACCATATTGTTAAGAATCTGCAACTGTTCAAAGTCTCCATCGCTAGAGACGATGAGGATGCGCTTCTCAATATGGGTATGACGTTTTGCAAGAGTTGCAATGAGATCATCTGCCTCACAGCGATCAACCGATAGCCATCGGTATGGAATCACTTGCTTCAGTTCGTCACGAATCTCGTTGACGATGCCAAAGATACGGCTCCAGTCCCGATCACTCTCTGCGCGGGCTTTCTTGCGATTTGCCTTGTAATTTGGAAAGAAATCCTTACGCCAATAGTCCTTTGTATCATTGCAGATAACAATCTCGCCGTATTCACGACCAAACTTTCTCTTTATTGTTAGATACGAGGACAGAGCGATATGACGCACAAGATCCTTTGATATCTCCTTGTCATCATTTACTTGCATGAGGACAGAGGAGACAAGAATCTGCGAATTGTCGATGAGAATCATTTTAGTGCCTGTAGAATAATCGTGTTTTCGTTCAAGCGACCATTTGCCTTCGCTTGCTTTGTTTTCAGGCTACTCAGAGCATTATTGATCTGCCTGATGCCTCCAAGCATTGATTTTAGCACATCCTTCGGCTTACGCAACTTCTTTGTGTAAGATTTCTTTTCATCGAAACCAATGATAGAAGTTCCCTTTACACCAAAACCATTTACTAGAGGAGAAACCTCGTAGTAGGAGAGAGACTTATACTTGGTATTATAGGTGATGAGACGGGTAGATCCGATGATTTTTACAGGATCTAGAGAAATTACTCCAAGATCACCATCTTCCTTCTGATACTTGACCTTTTCTACTTGCTTTTCGGGTGGCTTTGCCTTCTTCTTGCGAGGCTTCTTCATCTTCTTGCCAAGCATTGCAAACTGATTTGCATTATAGACAATATCAGAAACAAACTCCGAGAACTTGACGAGATCCTTCTTCTTCAAGAAAGAATAACCTTCGACAAGATCCTTGTCCACGCCATCAATCGCATCTTGGATTTCGCGAGAGATCTTGTTAAATTCATCAGCGATTGCTTGGCAATAGATAGGCTTTATCTTCTTCGCGACAAGCCACTCCGACATGGAGAAGGATGGCTTCTTTCCCGCCCTGATGTCCTCCAAGCCCGAATCAAGTTTGGAGTTCATCTCAGCGAGGTAATCGCCTGTAACCCGTCTGATGCGATCCTGGAGCGATTCCCGTGGCTCCTCTGCCTCCAACACAGCAGCAGCCCGTGCTTCAGCCTTGCTATCTCCGATCCGCTTTAGTAGAGCGATGTTCTTTTCGATGATAGAGAGATATTCCTTTGTCAACTTCAGACCAAGATTAGCCATGCGACAGTAAGAACCACTATCGTAATCGTATGAACCACCAACAGAGCAAAGTTGAATTGTTTCCTTGTCGTAGCCATTTTTCTTCATCCACTCAAGCAACCACTTCTTCAGATCAGCATTGTCTGCCATTCCGCGATACCAATTCTGTGCCTTCAAGATCTCCCACATGAGATCCTTGCCACTAAGTTCTTCCTTTCCCTTCCAAGAGGGTTCGGAACCACGAACAATAGTGTCGATGTTGTCGCCCTTTTGAATGATGATCTTGCGCTTCATGTTTTTACCATTTGGCTGAAGTCGTTCTTCTTGACGAAAGTAATTGTTTCCTGAAACTTCTCTACGAGTTGATCTGCCTTATGGGAGATGACGAAAATGTTGTTCGCCTTGCCCATGTTCTGAATGATCTTCATCAGTTCATCCATTCCGCTTGCATCTAGCGAGGAATCGAACACCTCGTCAAGAATGAGTAGATTGCATGAGACTGAGTTCTTCATCTTAGCAACTTCTCGCCATGCAAGCAAGAGGGAAAGGTCTATTCTCAGTTTTTCTCCCTCAGAAAATGATTCATAAGAAAACTCGTCGCGATAACGACTCTTGATAGATTCGGTAAAATTTTCATCAAGAGTAAACTGAACAAAAAAGTCCATAGCACCAAGATACTTGTTAATCGTCCTATTCATAATAGGAAGATAGTGCTTGATGATCTTTGCCTTTATTCCGTTGTCCTTGAGTAGAACACCAGCAACATCATAATATTCCATGTCCTCTACGAGTGACTTGATGTCGTTTTCAGCCTCTGTCTTTTCTTCGCGAGTCTTCGCTAGATTCTGTGTGTCACTTTCAAGGCTCTGTCTCTTTTCTTCATTCTCTGCAACAAGTTTTTCAATCTTGCTGATATAAGACTTGAGTGTCTTTTGCTTTGTCTCTATTGCAGATATCTCGTTCTCAAGTTTTTGAATCTGATCCTCTGTCTCTTCGATAAGAGAGATCTTTGCTTGAAACTTGCTCAACAGGTCATCTGCAACAGCCAAAGCCTCTTTTGCCTTCGCGATTTTAGCCTGTGCCGCCTCAACAGAACTATCTCTATGTGCAGGGTCAATTCCCTGCTTGCACATGGGACAGGTGCTTTCGTCATGACCCTGAAGGAATGTCACAATCTCTTGCTGTTGCTTGATTGTAGCAAGAACATTTGCTCGTTCGGTCTTTACACCGTCGATGTTTTCCTTGATAGTCTTCTTCGCCTTCGTTGTTTCTCGCAGAGTTTTCACCTGATCCCGTAGTGGAGTCCTGTTTGACTCTAGATCAAGTATCTCCTGCTCAGATTCGGATATTGAGGTCTTATAACCTTCAATCGACTTGTCGCTTGAGTCTGTAACGGTTTTTATCAGACGATCTAAACCATTTATTCTTTCATTCAGAATCTTAATGGAAGAATTCTTTTCATCAATCTCTTCGCGAAGAATTGAAATCTTTCCCTTCAAGATTGTATTCATCATTGAAAAGACATTGATGTCTAGGAGAGATTCTACAATCGCTCTGCGGTCGGCAGCAACAAGACGCATGAATGGTGTGTAGTTTGTGCTACCAAGAATCACAACCTGACAGAAAGCCTTATATGACATCTTCAGTATCTGCTCTTCAAGCATCTTCTGATAGTCTTTTGACTTTGAGTCTTGCTCCATAAGAGTGTCGTTCTTATAGATCTCAAATTTCTTTGGAGCAAGACTGCGGTAGATTCGATACTCATCCTCACCGACTGTAAACCACAACTCAACAAT